AATATGGCAACGCGTATCACAAAAAAGCGCCTTGAATGGCTTGCCGATATTGCATCATGCGAAATGGGGCAGGAAATAACGGTTTGCAACGCGCCTCACTATGGCGGGTGGGCCGTCGAAATAAACAAGGGTTCGCGCAAAATATTGCAGCGCACAACGCCCGCCGCTTGCCAAGCCTTCTTGGAAGGTCTGATTTACGCTTGTGAGGATATGAGCAAATGAGAAAAGAGACACATAAGATTGCAACCGCCTTTATCGCACGCAAGCCAGCACGCGGGGCGCGCACAACCACAACGGGGAAAGAGCTTAAACTGCACGGCAATACGATTGCATGGCACTTGCCGCAAGATACGGGAACGGGGTTAAATGATATTGCCCTAACCCTTGCGGGCTGGTCTAGCGTCACAACGCGGGAGCGGTTGAATGGGCTTTTAACCCTTTTGGGCTTTCCTTCTGTCGGGATTGCGCAACGCAAGGGCAAGCAGTGGGTTGTGTATCGGGCGGAAAAAGTTTGCGAGATTGACTCGAATGATGTTTTCACCCTTTCCGACTTGCGCGAGTGGGTTGCGGAAAGCGGGGTTGCGGCATGAATTTGCGCTCGGATAAACGATATACGATAACCCGTGAATTTTGCGGCCACGCGCAACCTATGTGGGTTGTTAGGTTTTGCGGGGAATGGGTTGCTTGCAAAAAGCATAGGGGCGCGGCGCTAATGCTAGCAGCGGGCGAGTCGGCAAAGCGGCGCGGTTGCGCCGTGGTGGGGGCGGTTGAATGACTTTCCCAGAAATGACTTGCCGCAAATGTGAAGCGGCCAACCCGCTTGTCTATTTCGCCCCCGTTGCCGTTGCGCCTTTCCCTGCCACTTGCATTTGCTTTGATTGCGTTAAGGCGCGCGGCTGGCTGGATATGGACGGGAATTTGAAAAAAGGAATTGAGCTATGAAGCACGTTACAATCAAGGTTTACACATATTCAGAGTTAAGCGAGCAAGCGCAAGAGCGCGCCCGCGAATGGTTTATCGGTGACGGTTGCTGGCACTGGGGGGGCGAGTGGTGGCAATCTGCGCAAGAGTTTTCAGACATTGCCCCGATTGATATTTTGAGCGCCGATTATAACCGCGCTGAGGTTGATATATCTTGGAGCGCAGATAGTGAAACTTCTGAATTGAGCGGGTTGCGCGCTTGGAAGTGGTTGCAGAATAACGGTTGGTTTGCGCTTGCGGCGCAGAATGTGAAGGGCGGTTGCACCTTAACGGGGTATTGCGGCGATTGCCCATTATTTGACCCGCTCCAAGAATATGCCAGCGCGCCGCTTTCCGTGCCTAGCTTGGAGCAAGTTTTCTATGAGTGCGCGCAAGCATGGGTCACTCAGGCTAGTGGTGACTTAGATTATTATCAGTCTGAGGAATATATAGCTGAAAGCGGGTTCGAGTTTACGGAAAGCGGGGAATTTTGGGGGTGAATGTTCAAGAATTGATTAACCTTGCGGGATTCTTCACCCTGCTAATCGTGACGATCGTTATTTAACACAAGGCCCGCCCCGCGCGGGCCTTTACTTTATCGCCAGCCCGCCCCGCCTTGCGCGGGTTTTTTTGTGCCTTGCGCCTTGCTGGCAATCAAGCCCGCGCCGCCATGAGCGCCGCCCCGCTATCCCTCAAAATATCGCCACACAAGCCCGCCCTGCGCGTTTGGCCCCTACGTATCGCCACGCCGCGAGATATGCGCTCATTGGCGCTTATATGGCTTGTGAGGGCCATTCTGCGCGCCGCCATGAGCGCGGGTCCTCTGGGGAGATCAGCCCTGCGGGTACGCGGAGGCATTTTTCATTTCGCCACTCAGAATATCCCTTGACCTACTGCCTGAAGCAACGATACAATCCTAGCGATGAGTTCAGGTTCAACCCAGAAAAAGCAGTATTTTGAACGTCTTCGTGGTGAAGGCGACGAATTGCATGTGTTTTGCAAGCATTGCGGCTCTTGGAGGCATCATTCTGAAGTTGGTATGTCTAAGGGTCTCTATAAGAGCATCTGCAAGCCATGCCACTCGTCTAGATACGGCAAAGGCAGCGGATATAGGTCTCCGTCATCCGAGGCCAAGAGAAAGTCGAATGAGGTGGCTAAACTGGCTTGGCTCTCTGAGGAGTTGCACTGCGAGAATTGCGGCGAGACGTCCCCCAGATCAAATTTCTACAGCGATCAGCAGCGCAGGTATCTGCCATATTGTTGCAGCAATAGGAGAACACTGGAGCAGATCGCTAAAGACATCGAGCAGAAGCAGAAGACCTGCAATACCTGCGGCCTGCGTCTTCCGTTTGATGAGTTCCCGATTAATCCTGACAATTCAGATGGCCTGAGGTCGGCATGTAAGTGCTGCCAGTCTGCTAGGATGAAACGATACACCGACAGAAAGTCTAGGGCTGACCTGATTGACGCAACGGATGACGGAACGGTCACTATTGCTGCTATGAGCGCAATGATCCGCACATCAGATAGATGCCCAGTATGTAATGTCGCGATGACTGATAGCTTCCCTGTTATCGGCTCAAACAAGACCATAGATCACAAAATCCCCCTTTCGAGGGGGGGAGGGCACTCCATTTCCAACTTAGGCGTCCTTTGCTTTAGCTGTAACTCTGCTAAGGGATCAATGACCATGCAGGAGTTTGGCGGCGTAAAAAAAAAGAGATCGGGCGAGTAATGTCAGAAAACATTGAATATATGACGTATGATGAGGCCAGAACTCGAAAGGTTGCGGCTGAGGCGGAGATAGCAGAGCTTGAATTGTCCAAGATTAGGGGTGATCTTGCTGTTGTTGAGGACATTGCGAAGGCTTGGGATGACGTTCTGTCCGCTATGAAGGCAAAGCTGCTGGCCTTGCCGACGAAGATGGGGCCATCATTGGCCGCAGAGGAAGATGCCTTTGTCATCCAAAACATGATCGAGGAGCAGATCAAGGAATGCCTAGATGAACTCTCAAATTATGAGCCACTTTCAGACCCCACAGGCGAGAAAGTCGCTGTCGTCGGCGCTGGGTCAGGTGATGAAGGTGCTCAAGCCACCACCCAAGCTAACAATAAGCGAGTGGGCCGACCTAAAAAGACGTCTAAGCTCTCAAAGTAGCTCTGAGGCTGGTCGGTGGCGCACATCTCGTGCTGAATATCAGCGCGGCATCATGGATTCATGCTCTGACCCCAGCGTAAAGCAGGTTGTGGTCATGGCTGGCGCTCAGCTTGGCAAGTCTGAGGCGCTGCTCAATGTCATCGGGTATCACATCGAGTACGACCCTTCTCCGATGCTTATGATGCAGCCTACAGTCGAGATGGCGCAGTCTTTCTCGAAGGATCGCGTCACGTCTGGCCTTCTGGCCACCACCCCAAGCTTAAACGGTAAGGTTAAAGACCCTCGCGCAAGAGATAGCGGTAACACAACCCTTCACAAGACGTTTCCTGCTGGCTCGCTGAGCATGGTTGGCGCGAACTCGCCAGCGGGCCTTGCGTCTCGGCCCATCAGGGTTGTCCTTTGCGATGAGGTTGATAGATACCCGCCGTCAGCTGGCGACGAGGGTGATCCTATTGCTCTCGCTACAAAGCGGGCGCTGACATTCTGGAATAGGAAAATCATACTTGTCAGTACGCCAACAGATAAGGCTCACTCAAGGATTGAGCAGGCGTACCTTGAGAGCGATCAGAGAAAATACCATGTAAAATGTCCTCACTGCGATGAGGCTCAGGAGTTGAAGTGGGCCAACGTCCAATGGGAAGATAGCAAGCCTGAGACCGCAGCTTATTACTGCGAGTCTTGTGGGTGTGCTTGGTCTGACGCTCAGCGGCATAGAGCGGTCTCTGGCGGTGAGTGGGTCGCATCTGCGCCGTTTGCGGGCATTGCGGGCTTTCACATATCTGCCCTTTATTCGCCTTGGGTGTCCATAGCTGACGCGGTTGACGAGTTTCTAAAGTCAAAAAGAGACCCAATGCGTCTGAAAACTTGGGTAAACACCTTTCTTGGGGAGACTTGGGAGGAGCAGGGTGAGCGTGTTGACGATGTTGACCTGATGGATCGCAGGGAGGACTTCGGTGACGAGGTTCCAGACGAAGTGCTACTTCTGACAGCTGGAATTGACGTTCAGGATGACCGACTTGAGCTTGAGATTGTTGGCTGGGGAAAGGGCGAGGAAAGCTGGTCTATGGACTACCAGACGCTCTATGGTGATCCATCCACGCCAGAGCTTTGGATGCAGCTTGATGAGGTTTTGCGGCAGAAATACACGCATCCGCTCTATGGAGAGATGATAATTCGGGCTTCCTGTATTGACTCTGGTGGCCACTATACGCAGCAGGTCTACAATTATGCCCGCCAGCGTGCTGGGCAGCGTGTCTTTGCGATCAAAGGTGTTGGCGGAGAGGGCAAACCGATCATCGGCAGGCCGACAAAGAACAATATTGGCAAGATAAACCTCTTCCCAGTCGGCACTGACACAGCAAAAGAGCTTGTGTATGCTCGCCTAAAGATGACTGATGTCGGTGGTGGTTACTGTCACTTCCCGCTTGGACGGGAGCCAGAATACTTCCGAATGTTGACGGCTGAGAAAAAGGTCACGAAGTATTTTAAGGGCAGGCCAAAGCGGGAGTGGGTGAAGGTAAGACAGCGCAACGAAGCTCTCGATTGCAGAGTCTATGCGACTGCGGCGCTCGCCGTACTCAACGTGAACATGGACGCGGTTTACAAGCAGGCACAAAATAGAGTATTATCCGACGAAACCCAACGTCCGTCTAGGGCTAAAAGAATGCCAAAGCGAAGCGGATTTGTTCATGGATATAAATAATGGCTAATCTCTTCGACCAAGACAACGCGCCCGAAGGTGAGCCAGTAACGGTCGTTGTTGGTGACTTTCTCCAATGGAAGCGCAGCGATTTGGTGCAGGATTACCCGACCGCGTTATACACGGCTGAGTATGTTGCTCGCGTCACGGCTGGTGGATCGAGCGAGATCAAGCTGGCTGGTGTCGGCAGTGTGGACTATTACTTGTTCACTGTGACCAGCGAGGACTCAGCTGATTTTGATGCTGGAAACTACCACTGGCAGCTTGAGATCACCGAGATTTCCTCTGGGAACCGCATTGTGGTTGAGCGCGGAGAGTTTACAGCTGTTGTGGACCTTGACGTGAATGGCACTGATCCCCGCACTCACGCTGAAATCATGCTTGCCAAGATTGAGACAATCCTTGAGGGCAAGGCTGATAGCGATGTGTCAAACTATAGCATTGCAGGCCGATCCTTGACGAAGATGACGTTTGAGGAGTTGATGGCTGCGCGCGACACCTACCGCAGAGAGGTTTTGCAGTACAAGCAGAAGAACCTCATTGCTCGCGGGAAGTCTAGCGGAACAACAGTAAAGGTTAGATTTAGCTGATGGGCATTCTGGACTACTTCCGCAAGGCTGAGAAGCCTGCCAGCCGTAGAAATTACGCCGCCGCCAGCAAAGGGCGGCTTTTTGCTGACTTCAACGCGAGCAATCGTAGCGCCGACAGTGAAATACGTTGGGCCTTGCGCGACTTGCGGAACCGTTCACGCGACCTTGAGCGCAACAATGAATACGTCCGCCGCTACTTACAGCTTTTGCGCACGAATGTTGTCGGAGAAGGTGGCATCCGCTTGCAGATGAAGGCTCGCAACCCAGATGGCGGCGTTGACATGGCGGGCAACCGCGTAGTTGAGGCAGCTTGGGCTGAGTTCAGTCGTTACGGCGGATGTACGGTTGATGGCCGTATGTCGATGGTTGACCTGCTGAACCACATTATCACAGCAGTCGCCCGTGATGGTGAGGTCTTTATGATGAAAGTCCGCGCAAACTACATGCGTCAGGGGTATGGTTTGCAGATCATTG